GCGATTATGGCCGCTGTCAGGTGTGCGGGTCGCCGATCAGTCCGGCGCGGTTAGACGTTCTGCCCGATACCCCGTTTTGTAAAGAGTGTGCCCCATGACCTATTCCGCCTCCTTTCCAGCCACTGAATTAATGGTCGAAATGTCTGAAGTAGCGCTTTTGTCAGCCCTCAAGCTGCAAATGGAAGGCCTAGCTGTTTTGTTCGGCGGTGCGCCGCATGAAAGCGCTCTGTCCGACTTGACGCAAGATGACGAGGTGGAAGAGGGTTTCGATAACCTGCCGGTTTAACGCAGCAACAAGCCTGCCACGACGGCCATCAGGCCCAGTACAGCCACGCCGACCGAACCGAGGTTCCACGCCACAACCCGCGCCATCGCGGCGCGCGCTTGGTCTTCAGGCAAGGTTCTGGCTTTTATGGATTGCGCGGCACAGAACATAAGCCCCGCCACACCCAAAAGCGTCACCACAGCCCCGCCCCAGATTAAAGCTGCCATCGTATCCTCCCAGATATGGGTTTGGGGTAACGCTTTGGCCCCGCGCTGTCCAGCCTTAGGCCACAGGTGCCCTTGCATGGCGGCCCCCGCCCAGTATAGGGATCTGCCCAGACCTTTTCCCTTGCGAGGCCCCCATGTCCAGCCCGAATGACGCCTATTCCGTGACCGCCGATGAACTGCGCCAGTTCATCGAACGCTTCGAGCAGTTGGAAGCGGAAAAAAAGGATGTGGCCGATCAATTGAAAGAGGCGATGGCCGAAGCCAAGGGCCGCGGCTATGACACCAAGGTGTTGCGCAAGGTGCTTGCGATGCGCAAGCGCAAGCCAGACGAGTTGGCCGAAGAAGAAGCCGTGCTGGAAGTGTACAAAGCCGCCCTTGGGATGTCGTAAAGCACGGCATTTCTGGACAGGCCAAGCGCTTTGGGGTAACACGGCGCTATGACCCAGCAAAAGAGTCAACTAAGCCACTTGGCCCGCCCTGACCTTTGGTCTGTTGGCGCGGTTATGATCGGCCTTGTGGTTGTAGCCCCAGTGCTGGCCGTAATATGGTTGGCCTTTCACCCCACCGAGAATATTTGGCCGCACCTGATGGCCACCGTTTTGCCGCGTTATGTGGAAAACACACTGATTTTGGCTGCCGGTGTGGGGGCCCTGTCAGTCGCCATGGGCACAGGTGCTGCTTGGCTGGTGGTGATGTACCGCTTCCCGTTGGCCCGCCTTTTGGACCAAGCGCTGCTGTTCCCCTTGGCCATTCCAGCCTACATCGGCGCTTATGCCTTGGTCGATTTTCTGGATTATTCGGGTCCCCTGCAAGGCGCTTTGCGGCTGGCTATGGGGTGGAAATCTGCCAAAGACTACGCCTTCCCCGAGGTGCATTCGCTAGGCTTCGCCACCCTTGTTCTGGCGGCGGCTTTTTACCCCTACGTCTACCTTCTGGCCCGCGCTGCCTTTCGCGAACAATCGGGCGGCACCTACGAAGTGGCGCGCGCCTTGGGGGCAGGGCCTTGGGGCCTGTTCTGGCGCGTGGGCCTGCCATTGGCGCGCCCCGCCATTGCCGCAGGTTTGGCGCTGGTCTTGATGGAGACTGTGGCCGACTTTGGCACGGTGCAACATTTCGCCGTGCAAACCCTGACCACGGGGGTCTTTTCCACTTGGCTAAACGGCGACAATGCGGGCGGTGCTGCGCAATTGGCGGGCGTGATCTTGGTGTTGATCTTGGGCCTGATCTTTGTTGAACGCTCTAGCCGGCGCAATGCGCGGTTTCACAAGCCTTCGCGCGCGGTGCGCCCGGTGGTGCCGCTGGACTTGCACGGGATGAAAGCTTGGGTCGCAATGCTGGTCTGTCTGGTGCCCGTGACCTTGGGCTTTGTGCTGCCCGTTGGGGTTATGTTGGCCCACGCGCTGCAAAAGCCCAAGGCATGGCTTGCACCTGGTTTGGGGCAGGCGGTGCTTAACACGTTGATGGTGGGGGCGATCGCCGCCGTGCTTACGGTGGCGGCGGCGACCTTTCTGATCCAAGGGCTGCGCCTGTCGCGGCGCGGCTTGGCGCGGCTGATCTTGCCACTGACGTCGCTTGGCTATGCAGCACCGGGCGCGGTGCTGGCGGTGGGAATCTTGATCCCCTTGGCGGCGTTCGACCATAAGTTGGCCGATGCCATCTTGGCCGTCACAGGCCACGACCCGGGCCTGTTACTGACCGGCACAGCTGCCGCCTTGGTGCTCGCCTATGCGGTGCGCTTTTTCGGTATCGCCCAAGGCGCGGTCGAGGCGGCCTTCGGCCGTGTCGCCCCGACCTTGCCGATGGCTGCGCGGTCATTAGGCCAAACCGCAGGCGGCGTGCTGCGTCGCATCTACCTGCCTATGATGCGCGGATCGGTCAGCACCGCGTTGCTGATGGTGTTCGTTGACTGCGTGAAGGAACTGCCCGCCACCCTGATGCTGCGCCCGTTCAACTTTAACACCCTGTCCACCCGCGCCTATGACCTTGCCAGCCTAGAGAAAATCACCGAAGCCGCCCCCGCCGCCCTGCTGGTCATCGCCTTCAGCCTGACCGCCGTAGCAATTATGGCCCGATCTTCGCGCGCCTAAGGCTTGCAAGCGGTGCAGATCTTGGCTATCACGCCTTTGCTGCCTCTATAGCTCAGCTGGTAGAGCACCTGATTTGTAATCAGGGGGTCACGGGTTCGATCCCTGTTGGGGGCACCATTTAAATCAATTACTTAGCGGATATTTTCGCGGGCCGGAGTGGGCCGTTTACAGGACGGTTTACAGTCTTTGTTCTGCTTTGGTGCTGTTCTAGCTTGGCAATCGCCGACTCGCCCAGGCCTTTGTCGCGCGAAAAATAGTGGCGATCTAGGATCGTTTCGCAGTCTTTCAGGCCATGCCCGGTGATTTGGGCAATCTCTGGCACGGTGCAACCGGCGGCGGCAAGGCGGGTGACGGCGGTGCCGCGCAGGTCGTGAAACGTGAGGCCGGTGATGCCCGCGGCGGTTTGGGCTTTGCCAAAACTGCTTTTAAATCCGTCCGTCGTCCAGGGCGTGCCGCGTGAGGTGGTGCAGATCGTCACCGCTTGGCCGCGTTGGGCGCGGGCGGCATCGAGCGCCACGCGCAGATCGGCGGCGACGGGGATGGCCAAATGCTTGCCGCGCTTGGATTGACGCAGGCGGATCGTGGCCCCGTCGTAAGCGCCCCACGTTAAGCGCAAAATGTCGCCCTGGCGTTGGCCCGTCCAAAGGGCGATCAGCAGCGGCAAGATCACCTGCGGGGCGGCCAAGGCCACCATCGCCGCCACGTCGTCGTCACTCCAAATTGCGGCGGCGCGGGTGCCGCGCGCGGTGCGGCCTGCGCGTTCGCAGGGGTTGGCCAAGATTTTGCGCCGGTCGTAGGCCCAAGCCACAATGCGGGCCAGCACGGCAAAGCCGTAATCGGCGGTGCGCGGGTTGGCGCGCGCGATCTGATCGCGCCAATCTAAAAACACGCCGCGCACTTTGGGGTCGTTCAGCGCTGCCATGGGCAGATCGCCAAAGGCGGTTTCGATGCGGCGGATGTAGCGCAGGTAATCGCCGCGCGTCTTTTCGCCCAAGGTCAGAAAGGCCGGGGTCGATTGATAGGCCGTGATCAGGGTTTGAAAGGTGCCCGCGTGGTGGGTTGGTTGTGCGCCCCGCGCGGCGGTCAGGTCGCGCCACTGGGTGACAAACTCGGCGCTGCCCGGGTCGGCGGTGATCTTTGGCCCGCCGCGCCACGCGTAAAAATGCGTGACGGTGCTGCCGTCAGCCTGTTTGCGGCCAACTTTATGGATGCCTTTGAGGTGCATTTTCATGTCGGTTGGCCTGCCAAAGTTCAAGCGGTGATTTGGGCGGTTCAGGGGCGGTGAGGGTGTGCACCGTGATCGTGCCGCTGTGGGTGCAAATGTCAAGCTTGGCCACCTTTAGGCCCGCCGCCTCGGCCCCTTTGACCGCGCGCACGATGGCGGCACTGGTGACGCCGGGGCGTTTGGCGCGGGGGGTCATTTGGCCACCGCCAAAATCTGCCGTGCCATGGCTTTGCGCTTTTCTGCGGTGGCGAAGATGCCTTTGGATTTGGCGGTGGCCGCCGCCGCTTCAAGCACGTGGAACGGGTCGCGCAGGTGCAGGGCGGCGGTTAGGTGGGCCGTGTTGGTCACGCCGGTTTGAACGGCGGCGTTCACAAAGGGGCCAAGCACAAAGTCGTTGTACAGGCCCACGCGGCCCTTGGTGTCAAAAGCGACAAGGGCTTGCAGCGCTGCGGTCAAATAGGGGGCGTGGCCGGCACGGATGCAGGCGCGCAGAAAGCCGATGCAGTAAATCTCGCGCGGCTTTTTGTTTTTCGAGCTTGGGTGGCTGGTCGGTACCGTGCAGCCCGCCGCTTGGGCTGCGGCGGCTATGGCCAAAGCCTCGGGGTGGTGGGCTGCAAGTTCGGCGCGGTAAGTTTGGTGCGGGCTGACGCGGATGCCGGAATTGACTTTGACAAAGGCCAAGGCCTGATGCGCCGGGGCCACTTGCACGATCATCGCGGGCACTTGGCTGATCCCGCACAAAGCTGCGGCGTGCACGCGGTGCTGGCCGTCGATCACGGCGTAAAGCCCGCCCTCAACCGGCGCGCACAGGATCGGGGCGAAGGCGCACCAATCGAAGTCTTCGGCGATCTTGCGGATTGCCTGCCAGTTGTGGGGGCCCAAGGGGCGCTGGTAGCGATCGTCGATTTTGAGGGTGGAGATTTTCAGCCAGCCCAACTGCGGGGCGGACTGTTCGCGCAAGGCGTGGGGCTGTTCGTGGGTGATGGTGATGGGGCGCAGGTGGGCGGTCATTTGATCACCTGCAAGGCGAAGATGGTGAGGTAGACGCAAAGCGCAGCAACGCTCAAAGCCACCATCCAAATGTTGCGGCGGTCAATGGCAACGTGCAGCACGCAAAACCAAATCCCCGCTGCGAGTGCGTTCAGACTAAGGGCTGTCATGCGATCACCTGCAAGGTGAAGGCGATGAGTGCGGTTACATTCCAAATCGCAGCCATAAAATACCACTGACTGTTGTTTAGATGCCTCGTCATGCGACCGGTCGCGTGGGAAACAAATAGCGCGGCCCCAAAAAGCACCGCAGCTAACGTGTGCAAAATGATTGATGTCATGTCAAAACCCGCTTTCATCAGGGTCGCGCGGCAGGTCGCCGGGCAGCAGGAAAGATGCACTGATCTTTTGGCCGCCGCGCGTGATGCGGTACATCGGCGGCTTTGGCCGCACCCGGTCAAGGCTTATGTCCTCGTCGTGAAGACCCACGGCAATCTCGCTCACCTCTTCGATCATGGCGTGGGCCTGCGCGCGCGCATCTTCTAGGCTGGTGGCTTTGATCGTGTGCTGCACGGTTCCTGATACGGCAAAGACGGCCTCATATTGGCCTTCGCGCAGGTCCACGGAAAACAGGCTGGGATCGGGTTTATCGGTCATCACAAGCCCTCCGGGCGTTTGGGTGGGTGCATCACGGCGCAGGTGTCGGGGCGCTTGGTCAGCGCGCGGCCTTTGGCATTGTGGGGCCACGGGTAGGCGCTTTGGCTGGCCAGCATCGCGGTGCCCACGTCTTGGCCGTCAACGCTGACCAGTGCGACCGTGCGGTGGTAGCGGTCGGTGTACAGCGGTTGCAGGGTGATCGTGCCGGTGAGCAGCGCGCCCAAAGTGGTGGCAGAGCGGGCGGCAAGCGTGGGGCAGGTGCGGCGTTCGGGCGCGTCAATATCGGCGATGCGCACGATCACGGGGGCGGGGCAGGCGGCGCGGAACGTGTCGCCGTCGGTGACGCTGATCAGCGTGCACGACAGCAGGGCGGCAAGGGGGGAAATCATGGTTTGTCCAATCACTTTGGGGGTTAGGCCATGCCAAGGGCGGCTTTGTAAACTTCCATAATCGCCTCTTCCTCGGCCACGTCGTCGGGCTTGCGTTTGCGCAGGGCGATAAGCTTGCGCAAAACCTTGGTGTCGTAGCCGCGGCCTTTGGCTTCGGCCATGGTTTCTTTTTGCTTGTCGGCGACTTCTTGTTTTTCAACGCCAAGCTGTTCGAACCGCTCAACAAATTGCAGCAGTTCTGCGGCGGTGACGTCGTAGGCTTTGGAATTGTGCTGCGCAAAGTCGCGGTCGTCTTTCATCGGCGGGCGATTTTTGCGCAGGGCCTTTTCCACGCCCACGGCGATGATCAGGCGCGGGGTCGGGTCGTCGGGCGGGGGGGCAAGATCTGACATGGGGCGGGCCTTTCAGCGCGGTTGGGGGGCGTGGCCGCGCCACGCATCAAAGCTGGTGCGCAGGGCGGCAAGGTGGCTTTGGGCGGCGGCACTGGTGTTCAGCGCCGCGCGGGTGTTGATTTGGCAGACGCGGCGCAGATATTCGGCGGCGGCTGATCGGTTAAAGTGCTGGCCTGCCAGCCCGCAGTTTTGGGCGGCAAAGCTTTGAAACTGCGGGTCGGCGCACAAGATGCCCGCCTGAACCGTGGGCGGGCAGCGGTCTAAAAACTTGGGGTGGGGGTTTTTCACGGCGCCACCGCCTTTCCGGCCAAGCGGGTGTGGGCGGCTTGCACCCAAGCGGTCAGCAGATCGTCATAGCCGCCCGTGGTGCTGGCCTTGATGCCGTACAAAACCAAGGTCGGGTCGGTGTCGTGGTCAAACAGGTCGGCCATGCCCGCGTCGCGCAGGTCGGTCACCATTTGACGGGCGGTGGCGTTGCGAAAAAAAGACGACACGCCGGTGCGGGCGGTGATCCAAGCGATCATGGATTTGATCTGGATCACGCGGGTGGGGGCAAGGGTGGGCACCGATGCCGCGCCAAAGGTTTGGGGGGCGGCTTGCATCATGCGGCCCCCTGGGTGGGGTGGCGCGTGGCGCGGGCGTCATGCGCTGCATTTAGCACGATACTTGTGGCGGCCAAAAACCACCCGCCAAGCAGGTCAAAGGGTTCGTCGCTGAGCGGCAGGCCAGAGGCTTGGATGCCGTACATCGTTAAGGTTGCCGGGTGCGCGCCGTCGCGCGGTTGCAAAGTGGCCAAGCCCGCGTCGATCAGTCTTTGTTGCAGACGGCGCGCGTCGTCCAGAAGCCAGTGGCCTTGCTGAGGGCGGGTGCGGCTGTGACGGTACAACTTGCGGTCGATCAGCGCGGCCATCGCTTCGACTTGCAGTAGGGTCAGCGGGTCACGGGTTTGGGGGGCGGATTGCATCACGCACGCCCCCCTTTTGATTGTGCGGCCAAAACGCACCATTCATTGGCCGCGGTGATCCAAGCCCGCAGCAGGCCGTCGGGGCCATCGGCGATTGGCGCAGTGGCGGTGATGCCGTAAATCTCGACCGAGTTTTTCCCACCGCTGCGGGTAAAGACGGCCAGGTTGTCGCGCTGCAGCCGAAACAGCAGCATCAGGCCGTAATGGCGCGGCGAGCCGCAGCCCAAGCGTGGCGGGTTAAGCCGCTGTTCGGCCCGCGTTGCCATGGCTGTGATGTCGTGCACGCGCGCGGGGCGGGTTTGGATGATTTCGTCGGGGTCGATGCCGCCCGCACAGGTTGGGGCGAGGTAGGTTAGGGCGGGGCGCAGGGCTAGGGTCTGCATCATGCGGCCCCCGGTGCGGTTTGCATCCGGCCTGCCAGAATGGCGGCGACGGCGCGGTGGGGGATGGCGGTGGTGGTCACCAAGCGCGGCGGGGCAGGGTTGGTGGGGCGGGCTTGGGGGGTTTGGGCCAGTTGGCGCAGGCGGGGTTCGTGCACGGTTTTGCCGCGCTGGCCCAACAGTTCTTCCCAGGCAAAAGTGCGCAGGGCGGGTTGGGCGGCGTAGCGGGCGGGGCTGGTGACGATCTGGCGGGCAAAGATCAGGCGGTGGTGGGTGAGGGTTGCGGGGTGCATCGGGCGGCTCCATCGGTTGCGATGGGTCAAGAAATACGCATTGTGTATAAAGCCGTCAATCCAAAAAATACACTTTGTGAATAAAAATGTGGGGCGCGTGCGAATCGGCCCCGCCGCACCCTTTGGCTATTCTAGACTGACAAGGGTTGGCGCGCAGGTTGCGTTGTCAAAAAAACCAACAGCCGTGGCGCGGTCGGTGCCGCCAAAGCCGTTCTTGGCGGTGTATTCGACAAAGACCATGTTGACGCCTTTGTCGTTCACCGGGGCCGTGCGCGTTTCTAGCATTTCAAAGCTGGCGGGGTCGCGCAGCTGGTCGGTGATCAGAATGTTCAAGCCTTTGTGGCTGCCGTTCCAGGGTGACAGGCAATCTGTGCCGTGGTCTTTGGCGTAGGCTGCAGCTTCGGCGTCAAGGGCGGCTTGGTGCGCGGCCTTTTCCAGTTCGGCGGGGGTTTTGGGGGCGGTGAGCGCGATTGCCCCCACTGTCGCGGGCAGCGCAAAGGCGAAAAGCACGAACCCTTTCAGGCGGTAACCTTTGCGAAAGATCAGCAAAAACAAACCAAAGCAAGCCGCAAGCAGACACAAAAGGGGTATCAGGGCGATCATTGGAAATTCTCCATTGTAAATGCGTGTAAGAATTATCCAACTGCGGTGGCGCACTGGCAAGCAAAAACGCGCCTCGGCTAAGCCAAGCGCAGCAGACTGAGCAAGGGGGAGGTCGCTGCAAAAGGTATTAAACTATGGATTTTACAGAGTTTTCAAAGCGTATTTCAGCGCTAAGCGACGACCAATTTATGTTTTTTCTGGATCATCTTCGTGCAGATGGGCTTCTGCCAGTTCCAACAAAGCCAAAGCGCGGCGTTGCCCCACAGGGCCAAGACGGCGGACCGCCTGAAGCACTTGTTGCTCGACCGGGTCACGGTCGTCGGCAAAAATCTCGGCAAGGGTAACGCCCAAGGCATCCGCGCAGGCGATGTAGGTTGACAGTTTGGCAGACTTATCCATCGCCTCGGCGCGGTGGATGGTGGGCTGCGTCACCCCGATCAGCTCGGCGAGCTGGTCTTGCTTAAGGCCGCGCAGGTTTCTGAGTTTTGCCAGGTTCATGGGCGCAGTGTCGCCTTTCAGGGCCAATCTTTCAAATACGCCTAGTGTATTTTTTCGGTTGACGAGGTATTCACAATGTGTATTTTGGGGGCATGGAAAAACTTCGCGCCTATCTTTCGGCCTGTAACCTGACGCAGCACGACTTCGGTGTGCTGGTCGGGGTCAAGCAAGCGTCAATCTCGCGCTTGGTCAGTGGCGATGCCCTGCCCAGCCTGACCTTGGCCGCCAAGATCGCCCAAGTGACGGGCGAGGTGGTGCCGATGGAGGCATGGGTGCCAGCACAAGAAAGCAAGGTAGCATGACACTAAGTGGCTTCATTTTGATCACAACACTTTTGGCGGCGGCGTTGGTTTGGATCGGCGCAGCCTATCTGGCCTATCTGTTTTGTAGCGCGCTTTTGGCCCGCGCCCAAGGCAACAGCGTTGCGCGTGGCGGTGACGACGATGAATGAGGCCGTGATCAAAGCCTTGGTCGCGGTTTTGGTGCGCAAGGTTGGCGGCGTCGATGCGGCGGCGGCGATTTTCGGGGCGCATTTCGGCGTCGACCAAAAGGGCACGGTGTCAAAGATCGTGTCGGGCCAGCTGCGCATGCCGTTGGTCGGCGTCTTGGCTTTGGAAGATGCGGCGGGCGAATATCCTATTACCAAATTCATGGCTGATCGCTTAAGCGCGGTTGTGCCCAGCGGCGTGGAGTTGGGCGAGCTTACCGCGCGCTCGGTTGAAACCGTGTCGCACGCCCACGCCCAAATCGTGCGCGCTTTGGCTGCGTCGTCAGACGGCGGGGCCACGATCACACCGCGCGAGGCGGGGGTGATCGCCGCCCAATTGCAGCGCGCGATTTTGCTGGCGGGCCAGATTTTGGCGGCACTTGATCGGGGCGCAAAATGACGCAAGCCTTGGCAAACACGGCCTTTTCAAACACTGGGGCAGCGCCGTTCCTGCGTTGGACAGATCACATCGGGGGGGCGGTCTGTGCCCTGTTTGTGGCCCCCCCAACCTCCCTGCTTGGCCTTCGGGGCGCGGTGCTTTTGGGCGCGCGCGCCCCGCTTTTTTTAAAGGTGTGACATGACTTTGCCAATTTGGAAAGATTTTGCCGCAGCCCCCGGTGTGCATTTTGGGGCCACGCTGTTGGACGTTGAGCGTGATTTTGCCGGGGGCCTGCCCGTCTATCTGGCCACGCCCTATTCTAAGATCGCGGTCGATTTTCTCGGCGGGTGGTCGCACGACGCATCGCTTTGGGCGGCGCGCTTGGCGGCGATTGCCGCAGATCAGTTGCGCGCGCGCGGCGTTTCCGCTTTTTCACCCATCGCGCAGGCGGTGATGCAGGTGAATGCCTTGGGCAATTTTGTGCTCAATGGGAATGGGAGCAGCTATCGTTTCGAACCCACCGTCGACCCGCTTGACGCCGATCTGTGGATGCGCTGGTGCCTGCCGTTTTTGCACGTTTGCGGGGCCGTCGTGGTGCCCGACATCAAGGGCTGGGACGGCTCGGTCGGTATCGCCGCCGAAGTGCGCACCGCCCTTGACCTATCGTTGCCCGTTTACGTTTACGGATCAGCCCCATGAACGCCCTTTTGGCCGATGTCGCCGCGCGCTACGGGGCCACCGTCGCCCCCGATGCGCGCGTGCACGTTCTGCCGCGCGGGGCCAGTGCCGAGCGGCTTTTGTGGGACGGCAAGCGTCTGGCCCATGTTGACGCCTTGGGCCAGCCGTTGGACAAGCGCGCCGTGCGGGCAAAGTTTAACCCGCACCGGCCTCGGCGCGGTGGTTCGCCGTCACGCGGCGCGCATCCACAGGTTGACGCGGTGCGCGATCAGGTCGCCGATCTGGTCACCCAAGGCCTGACCGACGGGCAAGTCGCGGCGCGCCTTGATCTGCCCCACGCGCGGGTCGTGGTGTACCGCATCGCGCGTGAATTGCCTGCCAATATCACCCGCGGCTTTGGCCCCGCGCTGGTGGCCCAGCTTGGCGCGGTCAAAGACATGTTGGCGCGCGGCTTTAGCCCGGCGTCGATTGAAACCAAGTTAGGCTGGCGCAAAGGTGTTGTGGCCAAGCTTTTGGCCTTGGATGCGCCGGTGCAAAAGCCGGGTTATCACTGCGCCGCCATCGTGGCACGCCGCGCCCAAGTGGCCCAGTTGGCCGCACAGGGCCAAGACGTGGCGCAGATTTGCGCGGCTTTGGGCCAGCCTGCGCACCGCATCAGGCGCGATTTACGCTTGGCGCAGATCGGCGGGGCGCGCGCCGGGTCAAGCGCGCGCAGCGCACGGCACGCGCGCCTTTTAGAGCTGGTCAACCAAGGCCAAAGCGTGGCGCAGATTGCCGCCGCGCTTGGCGTGGGCGAAACCTGCGTTTTTCGCGACCTTCAAAAGCTGCGCGGTGTTGTGCCTGACGTGCCCCTTGGGGCCAACGCGCGGCGTGTGCAGGCATCCCAGCAGCGCCGCGCCAAAGTGGCCGATTTGGCCGCGCGGGGCCACGACACGGGGGCCATTGCCGCCGCCTTGGGCGTCACCCCGCGCCGCGTGGTGCGCGATTTGTACGAGGCGCGGCATGAGGACTGAAACCGTCGCAGCCACCCGCGCCTTTGGCCCGACCAACGTCGCGGTCGAGGCGTCAGATTGCCGCGCCCTGTGGCTGGCCGTCTTGGGAGAGCAGCTGCGCTTGGTCTTTGACCCCGGCACCGTCTTTGCCGACACGCTTGCCGCGCGCCAAGCCGCAGACTGGTTCGGGGGCCGCGATTTTCACCTGGTGTGCTTTTTGGGCGGGGTTGACAGCGACTACGTGCTGCGCCGCTACACCGCGCGTTTGGCCGCCAAACTGCAGGCCGAGCGCGCCGAAAACGAGCGTGCCGTAAACGACCGCGCCAAGCGGCGGGCAAGGACGGGATCATGCTAGAGCGCGCCACACCGCTGCAAGCCGTCAGCGCCCAAGACCTGCCCGAATACCCGATTGCGCGCGATGAGCGCTTGCCCGAATTGGCTTTCGTCAAGTGGGTGCCCTCGCGGTGGTTGCAATCATCGGGGCACCTTAAATGCACCTACGAGGTCCAAGGCATGGCGCGCGCGCTGTTCGATCTGGCCACCGCGCAGTCGCCCATTGGCACCCTGCCCGACGACACCGAAGAACTGTCGATCCTGCTGCGCGTGCCCATGCCGCATTTCGCCGCGCTGCGCGCCTTGGGGCCGCGCGGGCCGCTGCGCAACTGGGTGCGCTGCACCAGCGCAGGCGAAGTGCGCCTGATGCACCCCGTCGTGATGGCGATGCTGGAAGACGTCCTACACCGCCGCCAAACCCGCGAGCTGAGCCGTGAAGCGCAGGCCGAGGCCAAGCGCCTTGAGCGGCTTTCCAAGGGCCTGAAAGCCGCGGGCCTGTCAGATGCCGTCTTGGGCGATGCGATCTTGCTGGCCCGTCTGGATGAGTGGCTCAGCGCAAACTGGAAGGGCAACCGCACCCCCTTGGCCTATCTGCGCGTGGTTGAAGCGGCGGCCAAAGCCAAGTGGATTTAACGCCCGCCCATTCTGTCGTGATTTTGTCCAAACGACAGAATGGACAGTCTTAAGACAGATTTCAGACACAAAAGACAGTCCTGCGTAGAGAAGAGAAGAAAAGAAAAGAGAAGATTAAGAAACCCAAACACTGCCCAAAAAAAACGAAACGCGTGTGGATAAGTTGCTTCGCTGGGGAAGAAGATGACCGAGAAAACAGAGCAGAATGACGCAGGGCGCGGCTTGGTGCGGCGGGTGTTTGTTGACCCCGTGACCCAAGCGGGCCTTGGCCGCCCGCGCGGAATGACGGCGGGGGCCTTTGACGCGGGGCTTGATCGTCTGATCACGGCGCTTGATCACATGGGGGCTGAAAACCTTGCGACCTTGGCCGAGGCCGTGGTGGCCCATGCCGCACAATCCACGGGCCAAGCGCGCGGCCTGTGGCCCGCTTTTGTGCTGGTGCAATCTTGGGCGCATGGGTTGCAGCCCCGCCCGTTCCGGTTGTCGCGTATCGTCACGTCGTGGCTGGCCAGTGTCGAAGGCCCCGTGGCCCAAGCGGGCGGCTACGAGGTGCAGCTGTTGCGCTTTTTGCGCCGCGCGCAGCGCCCGCCTTTGCCCGCCGACGTGGCCGAGTGCAAAGCCCAAGCCATCGAGGATCGCCGCCGCTTGGAACGCGTGCAAGAGCGTTTGGCCAACGGCGTGGCGTGGGATGAAGACCGCGCTTGGCACGCGGCCTTTTTGGGCGATCAGGCCCAAGCGGCGGCATTTATTGATCAGGGCCGCGCGGTGCGGGCCCAAAGCACGGGGGTGGCGGCATGAAAGACGAATTGACCACGATCATTCTGGGGGCGGCAGCGCTTCAAGGCTTGGCCCCGCGTGATCGCCAAGCGGCCTTTGACGCCTTGCCCGAAGGGGCGCGGCTGCGCTTGGTGGCGCGTGCCGGTGCCGTGCCCGCCGATTGCGGCCCCGCGATCACGCCCGCCCCCGCGCGCGGCCCCGTGCGCGTGTTTGACCTTTTGGAAAGCTACCCCGACGGCCCCAACGGGTCGCGCCTGAAACCGGCGGGCTTTGCCGGGCGGCGTTCACTGCAGCGCTTGGATGTTTTTGGGCGCATGACAGCCCAAGCCGCACGGCGCGGCGGCGATTGCGCGCTGAGTGACAGTCAGATCGGCATGGGCCGGATGTACCGCAGCCTGGTGGAAACCCAAGCGGCGGGCGGGTTGCGCTGTGCCGCGCTTGAGGGCGGGCGCGGTGGCACGGCCGAAGGTTTCACCGACCACCGGCTTGATCAGTCGCGCCGGATTGACGCGCTGCACGCCAAGATCGGCTTGGGTGTGGCGCTGGCCGTGCGGCGCGTGCGCCCTTCGGTGCGCGGCGTGCGCACCAACATTCCCGACCGCGCCTTGGTGGACGCGGTCTGCCTGTTGGACCGTGATCTGTCGGTGGTGCTGGCCGATCACGGCTGGTCGATCAAGGGCGAGACTTTGCGCGCCGCCCAAGCCGCTTTGGCCGCAGCGCTTGACCGCATGATCGGCCCCGCGCGCAGCCCCCGGATCGAGGTGGTTTGGCTTGGGGGGCGCGGGTGATGGCGCGGGTGCGGGTGAGAGTGCGGCTCACGCCTGTCTGGTGGCGCAGATATGTGGGGATGCTTGGGTGCGAACTGATTGTGTTTGCCTATTTCGCCGGGCTGATCCGCATCGACCACGCCGTCAACGGTGCGTCGACGCTGGGGCATTGGGTCGCAACCAGCGCCAAAGTGCAAATCCTGTGACCCTGCGCGCGCCCTTTCCCTACTTTGGCGGCAAGTCAACCGTGGCCCCCGTGATTTGGGCGGCTTTGGGGCGCGTCGATCATTACATCGAACCTTTCTTTGGGTCGGGGGCGGTGCTGTTGGCGCGGCCAGATCCCGCGAAGTTGGAAACGATCAACGACGCGGACGGCATGGTGGCCAATGTGTGGCGCGCGCTGAAAGCTGACGCGGGCGGCGTGGCGCGCCACGCTGACAACCCGGTGAACGAGGCCGATTTGCATGCCCGCCACCTGTGGCTGGTGACCCGCCGCGCCGATTTGACCGCGCGGTTGATGGGCGACCCTGCGTGGTTTGACGCCCAAGCCGCGGGCTGGTGGATTTGGGGCGCATCGAACTGGATCGGCGGCGGGTGGGTATCGGGCCAAGGCCCGTGGCGGGCGGTGAACGGGGTCTTTGGCAAGGCAGAGGTTGGGGCCGAGGCTGGGGCCAAGACTGCGGCGGGGGTGATCAGACAGATCCCCAAGTTGGCAAACGGCACGGGCGTCAAGCGCCAAATGCCCGTGCTGTCACGGGGCCACGGCATTCAGAGCGGCGGACCGCCCGACTTTGACAGCCGTGCCGCGTGGGTGGATGCCCAGTTTGCAGCCCTTGGGGCGCGCTTGGCCGAGGTGCGGGTGGCGTGCGGCGATTGGACGCGCGTGCTGGGCCCGTCGATCTTAACCGCAACCCCCGGCACCACGGGGATTTTTCTGGACCCGCCCTACGATCTTGACCGGCGCGACGCGGTTTACGCCCTGGAAGCGCCCGTGGCCGCTGATGTGGGGCGCTGGTGTTTGGCCCATGGGCCCAACCCCGCCCTGCGCATCGTCTTGGCGGGCTACGACGGCGAGCACAACGTGCTGGAAGATCACGGCTGGCGCGTGCACGCGTGGCGCGCGCAGGGCGGTTACGCCAACCAAGGTGCGCGGCGCGGGCGCGACAACGCGCGGGCCGAGCGGCTTTGGCTGTCACCGGCGTGCCAGCTGGCCGCCCAAGGCGATCTTTTTTGACGCGCGCGTGATTTTTTTTGGCAAACCCCCCTTGACGGTTAAGTCAACCGGGCGCACAACTCTTGGCATGATCTAAAGCTGCGCCCCGGGGAAACCTGTCGGGCGCTTTTTGCATTTCGGGGGTGGCCAGATGAAACTCTGCTGCGCCCCTGGTTGTGACGACGTGGCCGGTGCGGGCTTGCCGCGCTGCTTGGCCCATGAGGATGCCCGCCTTGCCCGCCAAAGTGTTGCGCGGCGCGCGGCCAAGGCCAGCCCCGCGGCCAAAGCGGGGGCCAAGCTTTACGCCACGGCACGTTGGCAATCGGGGCGGGTCGCGTGGCTGAGCCGCTTTCCCTTGTGCGCCCAGTGTGAGGCCGACGGCTTGGTGGTGGCGGCGGGTGAGGTGGACCACGTCACCCCGCACCGTGGGGACGAGGCTTTGTTTTTTGACCACACCAACTGGCAGTCGCTGTGCAAGCGCTGCCACTCACGCAAGACGGCGCGGGAAGTCTTTGCCGGTGTGCGCTTTGGCTATTCGATCCCGCACGGGATCAGGCCGTCGGTGGTGCCGGTGGTGTTGGTGGGCGGCCCGCCGGGTGCGGGCAAGTCGACTTACGTGGCCGCGCACAAGGGGCCGCGCGATCTGGTGATCGATCTGGATGAGTATTTGGTGCGGCTTGGCGGGCGGCCTTGGGATCAAGACAAGGTGCGGGTGCGCGCGGCGTTTGGGTTGCGCGATCACGATCTGTTGCGGCTGTGCGAACCGGTAGCGCCCAAGGCTTGGGTGGTGATGGTGGGCGCTGATGCGGCCGAGCGGGCGGCGTGGCTGCGCGCTTTGGGCTTGCGGGCGTCGTGGGTGGTGATCGCCCCGCCGCGCGATGAGGTGGTGGTGCAGATTATGGCTGATCCCGCACGGGTTGGACGGCGCGTGCAGATGATCGCGGTGGCCGATGGGTGGTATCGGGCGAACCCCTGAAAGGGGGGGGTAGGCTGCAACTTGGGGGGTTCAACAGGACACCGGCGGGGGGACCACCTATTATGTGGATGGGAAATTGGGGAAAAAAGCCACTTTGGATAAGCCCTTTGGGGGTTTTTGAGGTGGCGGTTTGGGGAATGAAGGGGTTGGGCTTTGAAGGGACGTAAGCCGGAATTGGGGAATGTCCTGCCCTTCAAGGGGGACATGGCGCAGCGGGTGGTGCCGGAGCCTTTGGACTGGATGACCGATCTGGCCCGTGATGTTTGGGGCGAATTGGCGGGGGGGCTGGTGGGCAAGGATCGGTTGCAGCCACAGTATCTTTACCAGTTTGCGGGCTACTGCGAGTCTGTCGCCAACTTTATCACCGCCACATCCTGCCTTGCGGTCGAAGGATATTATTTTGAAACAGAGACGCGCAACGGCAAGCAGCAAAAAAAGCGGGCGATGTGGTCCGTTCAGCAAGAGGCCTTGGCGCAAATGACGCGGTTGTCGGCGCTGTTTGGTCTATCGCCGGTTGACGAGGCGCGGCTTAAAGTGGGCGGGCAGGGCGATTTGTTTGCCGATCTGATGGCCACGTTGAAACATGGACCCGATTGATCACCCCGTCAGCCGCTATGCCTTGGATGTTTTGTCGGGCAAAGTGGTGGCGGGGGAATTGGTGCGGCTGGCTTGCCAGAGGCATTTGAGCGATCTGGAAACGGGGGCCACGCGCGGCCTATATTTTGACTGCCAAGCTGCGTCGATGATCACACGGCTTTCGCGTACCTTGCAGCATACAGCGGGGCCAATGGCAGGCAAGCCTTTGGAGTTAGAGCCGTGGCAAGTTTTTCGCCATGGGTCGATCTATGGCTGGAAGAAGGAAGGCGGGTTGCGGCGCTTTCGTGATACCTACCACCAAGTCGGCAAGAAGAATGGCAAGACCACCGATCTTGCCCCGCCAATGGTTCATGCGCTGGCCTTTGACGGGGAGGGGTCACCCGAGGCCTATTGCGCGGCCACAACCCGTGAACAGGCGGGAATTTTGTTTAAGGGGCTTAAGCGGATGATACGCCGCAGCCCGGTGCATAGCCAAATCTTTCAGTCCTGGACAAGCAGTATCACCTGCGCGCGCACGGACGGCTTGATCAAATGCCTGTCGCGCGACGGCGATAGTTCCGACGGTATCAACCCCAGCTTTCTGGCGCGCGATGAAATGCACCGATGGACCGACCGCGAATTGGCCGAGACGCTGACAGAGTCGATGATTGCGCGCGCCCAGCCGATCGACTGGGTGATCACCACGGCGGGCCATGATCGCGGGTCGCTGTGCGGTGAGTTGCGCGGTTACGCTGAAAGTGTGTTGCGCGGCGATGTGCCCGATGATGCGTTTTTTGGCTATGTGGCCGAGCCGCCGCAAGATGCTGACCCCATGGATCCCATCGCTTGGGCCATGGGCAATCCCAATTTGGGGATTTCGAAACCGTTGGAGCGGATGCAGGCTGCGGCGGAAAAGGCCATGAATATCGCAGGGCTGATGCCAAACTTTCGCCGGTTCCACTTGAACCTTTGGACCGAAGGGGCTGAGGCTTGGATCGGGCGCGACCAGTGGGATGGCGGCGATATGGCCAAGCGGTTTGACCCGGCCACGCTTTATGGGCGCAAGGCTTGGGTGGCGTTGGACTTGTCAAACAAGATCGACACGACGGCGATTGTTGTGGCGGTGCCGGTCGATGGGCTGATCTATCTGATCAGCTATTGCTTTTTGCCGGTCGGCGAAAAGGGCTTTATCGCCCGCGCCCAAGCCGAGAAGCGCGAATATATCGGCTGGCGCGACCAGGGCTGGTTGGAAGTGCACCACGGCGGGGCGATTGACGAGGCGCAGATTGTGCAAAGGCTGAAATGGCTTATGGCAAAATTTGACGTGCAAGAGATCGCCTATGACCCCTGGGGCATGAAATATCTGGCCACGGATTTGACCGCTGAGGGCTTGCCGATGTTGGAACACCGGCAAGGCTTTGCATCCATGTCAAACCCGATGAAGCGGTTTGAAGAAGAGGTTTCACGGGGGCGGTTGCGCCACGGGGGTAACCCCGTTTTGGCCTGGCAAGTGGGCAATGTGCACCGCGACGAAGACAAGGCCGAGAATATCGCGCCAAACAAGAAACGATCAGAGGGCCGCATCGACATGGCTGTGGCGGCGATCATGGCCGTCGGACGTGCTGTGGCGAATGAAAGTGCTAAGAAACGCAGCGCCCGAGAGGTGATCATCGCATGAGTTTATTGCAACGCATCATGGGGGGGCCACCACAAGCCGCCGTGCGGGCCGAGCCGGTTCTTAAAGCGGCACCCGTGCTGCGGGCTTCTGTGCCCGACCAAAGTGCGGCCAATGCCGGGTTTCACATTTTGGGCGCACAGCAAAGCCGGGTGAAAACCTTACCGCATGTGTCGCCGATCACGGCTGAGCGGCATGCGACAGTCTTTGCCTGCTGTTCCGTTATTGCGGGTGATCTGGCCAAGGTACCGCTGATTGTGTGGCAAAAGAACAAAGACGGCACTGAGGCGCGGGTGAAAGATCACCCGGTGGATTATTTGCTGAACGTCGAAACCTCGGCTGGGGTGCCTGCCCAACAGGCGCGGTTTGACCTGGCCTATAGCTTTTGTTTGCGGGGGCGGGCCTATGCTTTTGCGCCGCGCGACGGGGCAGGCGAGGTGGTGCTGATTGACGTGCTGCACCCCGATCTGGTGGGTGAGCTGCATCGCGGGCGGTCGCGGTTTTATAGCTTCACCGACGGTGACGAAGTGGCGCGCGTCGTTCCTGGCCGTTCGGTGGTGCATTTGCGCTATATGGCCTTGGACAATTGGACGGGGCGCAGCCCTTTGATCGTGGCCGCAGAGTCGGTTGGGTTGGCGCTGGCCGGACAAGAGGCTGCGGCACGGGTGGCATCGGGAACGCATATGCGGGCCTTTGCCAAGTTTGATGATTTCTTTGACGATGCTGAGGCCCATAAGCGCGCGGCCCTACAGTTGCGCGCGGCGATTGAAGATCCAAACGCCAATGGCATCCCGATTTTGGAAAAGGGCGAATTGAAAAGCCTTGAACTGAAAGCGGCAGATCAGGAATTGCTGGCCAGCCGGAAGTTTGACCGCGAAATGATTGCGTCGATTTACCGCGTGCCCACGTTCAAATTGCAAATCACCGATGGGGTTAAAGCCAACGGCCAACAACAGGCAATTGATTATAAGACCGATTGTTTGACGCATTGGGGCGGGTTGTTTGCATCTTTCGCCTCGCTGACCTTGCTTACGGAAGCCGAGCGGCGGGCAGGCATGACGCTGGCGCATGATTGGGATGCGCTTTTGGAACCGACAACGGCCGAGCTTTACAACGCAATCAAGGTCGCCGTGGGCGGGCCGGTGATGACGGTGGAAGAGGGGCGCACCAAGGCCGGTCTTGGGCCGCTGACAAAGGGTGCGGTGCTTTATCCGCCCGCGAATATGACGGCCCCTTCGGGGGCTTTGGGCAATGGAGCGTGATATGAACAAGGATATTTCGATCAGGGCGCATTTGAGCGGCCAGATGATGGCGGTCGATCTGGCGGCAGCGCGCGGCCTTATGGTGCAAGAGATGCCAAAAGCCGTGGTGGTGGGGGCCACGTTTCGCGCGGACGGCGGGGATATGTGCATCGAGCCGGGTGAGCGGTTTGCGATTTATCGCGGCGTGGCCGTCATGCCGGTGCGCGGGATTTTGACGCCTGCCAATGCGATGTTTGAGCAGTATTTGGGCTGGGCCACTTACGAAGGGATTGTTGCCACCTGCGACGAGCTTGCGGGGTCGCCCGATGTGGGCGCGGTGATCGTGGAGTTTGACAGCCCCGGTGGCATGACGCGGGCCTTGGCATCCGCCGCCGAGGCGCTGGCGGCATTGGCCAAGGTGAAGCCGGTCTATGGGTTGATCAATCCGCTGGCGGCATCGGCCGCTTATTGGTTGGCGTCGCAATGCAGCGATATCACCCTGATCGCCGGGGCCGAGGTTGGGGCTATCGGCACAATGGTGGAAGGGTGCGACCATGTGCAGCCCGGCTTTGATGGCGACCAGTGGCAGATTTTGACATCGTCACAGGCGCGTGCCAAGCGGCCTGCGCTGACAACTGAGGCGGGGCAATCGTTTTGGCTGCGCCAATTGGATGCGGTGGAGGGTGAGTTTCACGCCGCTGTTGCAGCAGGGCGCGGCATTGCCTTGGGCGATCTGGCCGCGCGGTTGAGTGTATCGGATAACCCTGCGGACGGCGGTGCTTTGTTTGGGGGCGCGGATGCGATTGCCCGTGGCATGGCGGACCGCCAAGCCACGCGGGCGGGGTTTTACGAGGCTGTGTTTGTTAAGCACGGCGTGCAAGCCAAGACAGCTCAAAGCGGGGGGCGCGGCATTATGCCGGGCCAAGCGCGGGCCATGGCTGCGGCGGCGATGGCTGTCGCGCAAAGCTGATCTTTGATCAGGGGTGACGGGGTGACCCGACAGGCCATGTGGCCTGCCGGTTGGAAAACTGCGGCCAAATCGGACCGCGTAAATTGGAGATGACGATGAAAGACTTGAACGATTTGCGCCGCCACCGTGCGGCTTTGGCTGCGGTGATGACGGTGGATGCGCAAGCTTTGGCCGCCGCGGAAGGCGAGGCGCTGGTGGCCGCGCAAGCGAAGTTTGCGCAGGGTGAGGCGGATTTCAAAGCGGCTGACGTGAAGGTCAAAGCCGGGGAAAGCGCTGAGGCTGCTATGGCGCTGGCGGCTGTGGGCGATACCAAGATTGCAAGTGCGGCCCCCGCCATGGCTTTGAACCCTGCGGATAAGGGCGTGGATTTGGGCTTGATCACCATCGCTTTGATCAATGCGAAAGGTGATCAGGACAAGGCCGCAAACCTGTTGGAGAAGGCTGGCTATTCTGGCCTGTCGGCATCGCTGAACACGGGTTCGAGCACGGCCGGGGGCGTGGTGATCCCGCAGGCAATGGCTGAAAATATGATCGAATTGCTGCGCCCGAATGTCGTCGTGCGTAAAGCGGGGGCGCAATCCGTACCCATGCCTGCGGGGCAGTTGCGCTACGCCAAGCAGACAGCGTCGGCCACGGCCAGCTATGGTGGCGAAATTGCCCCCATCACGCCGTCTGAACCCACCACGGGCTATGTGGATCAAAGCTTTAAGACGCTGACGGCCATGGTGCCCGTGTCGAATGCGCTGCTGACGTTTGGCCCGCGCACGGGTGCATTGGTGCGCAATGATCTTTTGGCTGTCATGGCGGCCAAAGAAGATGCCACGTTCCTTTTGAGCGCGGGCAGCACCACGGACCCCAAGGGCATGTGGGCTTGGATGCCTTCTGCGAATAAGCAGACGTCGGTTGCCAATGGCTTTGCCGTTGTGGACGTTGCGCTGCGCAAGATGGTTTCGAAAGTTGTCGACAGCGACGTGCCGATGTTGGCGGGCGGTTGGGTGATGCGGCGCGGGACGCGCGAGTTCTTGGCCAGCTTGAAGAATGCGGCGGGCCTTGTCGCTTATCCGTCGATTGATGCGGCGGGCACTTTGATGGGCTATCCTATCTATACCACCTCGCAGATCCCGTCGAATTTGGGGGCGGGCACCAATGAAACCCAAGTCATGTTCGCCGATTTTTCGGAATTGATGATCGGTGACGCGGGCCAAACGACCATGGCGATGTCGACCGAGGCGTCTTATGTTGTGGGGGGGGTGACGGTTTCGGCCTTCCAAACCCTCCAAACCTTGATCCGCGTGGTGTCGTTGCACGACTTTGCCCCCAAGCATGACGTGGCCATTGCGGGTGCGCAGGTTGTGGCTTGGGCGCTGTAAGCGCCCTTTGATCTAGGAAAAACCAAGGCCCTGCGAGACGCGCAGGGCCTTTTCATTTCATGAGGTGAGGCCAATGAAGGTTGTTACGTTTTTGAAGTTCTGGCGGGTTTATAACCCCGGCCAGGTGGCGGGCTTTGTGCCTGAGCTGGCGGACCAGCTGATCGAGGCCGGGGTGGCTGCGGCCTATGTTGGGGCGGATGCCGAGGCGGCGGTGACGGAACCGCAAGTGGTTGCGCCTAAGGTGGTGGAATTTGTCAAGGCTTGGGGTGTTTATACCCCCGAACAAGTGGCAGGGTTTGAGCCTGATCGCGCGGCTATGTTGATCAAGGCGGGCGTGGCCGTGGCTTACGGCGAAGCGCTTGGCGCTGAGGTTGCCGAGGTTGCGGCTAATGCCGTGGCCGTCAAAGTGGGCAAGGCGAAGCCTGTCGCCGTGGCGCAGGGCGAGCCGGTTGCTGATCTGGGCGCGCCGCCGGTTCAGGGCGGCGGGGCTTTAATCTAATGGAGTTGATCACCGCTGTGCCGCAGGCCCTTGAGGCGCGGGCGTTCTTGACAACGCGGGGGGTGTTTGATCCCGATCTGTCACAGATTACCGCCGCCGATGAGGCGTTGCGCGCGGCACAAGCGGTGGTGGAAACGGGCACGCGCCGGTTGATCGGCGCGCGCCAAATGGGCTTTAGCACCCATGTGGCGGGGGCGCGGTGGTGGTTTCCCGTCTGCCCAATTGCCGCCGTGACGGCGGTGACGTGGTCGCAAGATGGGCGGGTGTTTAGCCCGCTTGGGGCCGAGGCCTATTTTCTAGAAGACGGCAAGGACGAGCCGGTGCTGAATGTGGCGGGGTTGGCTTGCGGGGTGCGTTTGAAGATCACAGCCCAAGCGGGCGGGGATGCGCCGGTGCAAATGATGCAGGCGGTGCGGTTGTTGGCCGGTGAGTGGTTTGACGCGGGCCTGTCGATTGACCCCTTTAACGCGCCATCGCTGTCGTTTGGGGTGCGCGCCCTGATGAGCCAAGTGCGCTATGCCCGGCCGATGGAGTGGGCCGCACGATGAGGGCAGATTGCCGCTTGGATGTTTTGCGCGCGGGGGCGGGTGCAAGCAATGCCTTGGGCGAGGTGTCGGGCGGGTGGTCGATTATCACCAGCGGCTTGGCCTTCGTTGAGGGGGCGGCGCTGAGCGAGGCTGACCAGGCGGGCGGCGTGGTGGCCGGGGTGCGGCTGGTTGCGGTGTTGCGGCGCACGGCCAAGCTTGCAGCGGTGACGGCGGCGGACCGTGTGCGGTTATCGGGGGTCGATTACGGCATCGACGGTGCGCCGGTGGTGGCGCGTGACCGGGTGACGTTCAACCTGATGCGCTTGGGGGTGGGCCATGTATGAGGCCTTGGTGGCCCTGATCAAGCCGGTGTGCGGCCATGTGGCTTGGGGCTGGTTGGATGCGCGCGATACGGTTTATCCGCGCGTCACCCTGACCGATCTGGGCGAGGTGCCCGCCTATTCCTTGGACGGCGAGACGGGGGTGCATCGGGGCGGGGTGCAGTTGGATGTTTGGGCCTTGGACCAGGCGGGGGCGTTGAGTGTGGCGCGGGCCTTGCGCAGCCTGCTTTCGGGCTACGGCGGGGTGGTTTTGGGTGTGAAGATCACCGGCGTATTTGTCACCAGTTTCACGCTGTCGTCAGAAGTGGCCAAGGATCATGAGGCCAAGTTGGGGCGGGTGCGGATGGATTTGGCCCTGCGGTGGTGTGAGGAATGAAAGTTGTCTTTAGCGGCGGGGCCGAGATTGACGCGGCCCTGCGCGAGTTGCCCCGGCGTTTGGCCAAGGCCGTGACAACGCGGTCGGCGACGAAGGCGCTTAAGGTTTTTGTCGATGCGGCCAATGCCAAGGCGCCGGTCGGGCGCACCGGCAACTTATCGAAGAGCTATAAGGTCGGGGCGCGGTCGGTGTTGACGCGGCGGCAAAAGTCGCAGGCCGATCAACCCGCGGCGGATGAGGTGATCGTCTATGCCGGGACCGCCAACCCTGCGGGCCAGATGCAAGAGTTTGGCACGGTGAACCATGCAGCACAGCCCCATGCGCGCCCCGCCTGGGAAGAGACACGGCAAAAGGTCGTGGATAGTTTGGAACAGGATTTTGCGGCTGAGGTCGCAAAAACCAAAGCACGGGCCGCAAAGCGGGCGGCGAAACTTTAAACACAGCGAAGGGATAGAGGATGGCACAACAAGAATTGTGGGACGGGACCGTCGAGCGGTCGGTGGACGGGGTGGCTTACACCAAGATTGCGGGCGTCAAATCGGTGACGGTGCCCACGATCAAGTCGCAAAAGCGCGACCGCACCAGCCTGGATACGGTCGGCAATGCCAAAGAATTTGGCAAGGGGCGCACCGAATACGGCGAATTTAGTATTGAGTGCTTTTCGTCAAAAGCGGGGATCACCGCGGCGATTGCTGATCAAGCGCGCGACTATACTTGGCTGCGCGTGACGCTGTCGGATGGCACCAAGTTTTCTGCAAAGTGCATTGTGGATTACGAGGTTTCCGGCACCGATTTGGAAAACGATGCCATGTTGAAATTGACGGGCACCGTATCGGGTGACGTTACCGCCGAGGTGGCCGCATGAAACTGATGATCAGCAAGAAGGGGGTCGGCTTTGAAGTGGCAGATAAGGCGTTTACGCTTTGTTATTCGACCAATGCGCTGGTGGAGTTTGAAAAGATCAGCGGTTTAAAAGCCACGCAGATTGCGGCGGTTTTTAACGTGGGCAAAGGCAATGACATTTCCTTTGACCGGTTGCGCCAAATCTTCTGGGCAGGCTTGACGGATTGCCACGAGGGCCTAACCGAACGCCAAGCCGGGCTGATCATGGATGATCTTGGCATGGAAAAGGTGGGGCGCTTGCTAGGGGATGCGTTGACCAAGGCCTTTGGGGCGGCACCTAAGGCGGCGGTCGCCGGGGCTGATGTGGCTGCCAGCGATGCGGTGGTCGGCGATGCGGGAAACGTGCAGGCGGCGATTGGCTAGATCGCCTGCTTTGGGGCTGGCTGTCGATTGGCCAGCCCTATGACTTGTTTTGGGCGCTGACGCCCGCAGAGATTGGCTTGATCTTGGATGCGCAAGTGGCGCGCATCGAGCGCGAGGGTGCGGCGCGGCGGGCCGAGCTGCACACGCTGGCATCGCTGATTGCGATTGCCACGCATAATCCAAAACAGATGCCAAGCTACGGCGAGTTTGTGGGCGGGCAAAAGCGGCGGGCCGGTTCAAGCGATGCCGCGATTTCGGCTTATTTTTTGACGATCAAAGCACATAGGGGTGGTGATGGCAAAGGGTCTGATCGGGGCGCTGCGAGTTGATCTGATCATCAACTCTGCCGCCTTTTTGAAGGGTGCGGCGGACGCGCAGGCGACCTTTGGAAATTTGCAAAAGAATATGGAGGCGCAAGCCGTCAAGTTGGGGGCAATTGGTGGTGGCCTATCTTTGGCGCTGACCGCGCCCTTGGTGGCTTTTGGCAGGCAGGCTGTGACCGGGGCGGCAGAGTCGGCGGCGGCGATGGCGGCGGTGGATGCGGCGCTTAAGTCGATGGGGGGGCAGGCCGGATTTACCGCCGACCAATTGGGCGATATGGCGGCGAAGTTGAGCGGCAAGTCGTTGTTTGATGACGACGAAATTTTGACCAAGGTGACGGCCAACCTTTTGACCTTTGGCAATGTGCAAGGCGAAGTTTTTGCAGATGCGCAGCAAGCCGCGCTTGATCTGTCGCAGCGCTTGGGAACCGATTTGCAATCGTCCACGATTATGTTGGGCAAGGCGCTGAATGACCCGATTGCGGGTGTGACGGCGCTGACGCGGGCGGGGGTTTCGTTTAGTGCGCAGCAAAAGGACCAGATCCGGGCGATGCAAAGCGCGGGGAATACGGCGGGCGCGCAGGCTTTGATCATGGCCGAACTGACCCGGCAATACGGCGGCCAAGCCGAGGCGGCGCGCAACTTACCGGCGGGCGAAGTACAAGGCGCGATGCTTGACATCGGCAACGCTATGGAGGCGGTGGGCGCGATCATCTTGCCGATCCTGGCAGACATCGCAAAGTGGGTGTCCGGGGTTGCCAAGGCTTTTCAGAATTTAGACCCTAACGTGCAAACGTTCATCGTGGCGGGGGCTGCGTTGGCTGCGGCGCTTGGGCCAGTGTTGGTTGCGCTGGGGGCCTTGGCGGGTGCGGTCGCGGTTCTTGCGTCGCCCATTGGTTTGGTGGTTCTAGGGGTTTCGCTGTTTGTTGCGGGCGCTATCGCGCTTTATCAGAATTGGGATTTGGTGGTTTCAAAAGTGTCGGGCTGGGCGACGGCACTTGCAGATTGGGCCATGAGTTTTGCACCAGTGCAGGCGGCGGTGGATTATTTTAGCGCGGCTTTCGCGGCAATGGGTAGGATTGCGGGCGATGTTATTGCCCTTGTCGGCAATATTCTGACGGGAAATTGGGCGGCAGCGTGGGCGTCGGCGAAGGATTTGGCGGCGGCCTTCTTTGATTATTTCAACGCAATGTGGCTTGGGTTGCCGCAGGCGGCGATTGATGCCGTCGCGGGGTTGGCGGCGGCGCTGGCGAGTGGCATGGCGGACCTTGTGACGCAGATGCAGGGTTGGGCGGGCAATGTGATCGACGGCTTTATCAAGGGGTTCAGCGATAAAGTTGAGGATGCCAAGGCGTCTGTCACGGGGTTTGCCACGAGCATTGGCGAATGGTTTACCAACCCCTTGGGCATT